CCATTCGCAACAAAACTGCCAACTACAAAACCATTCCCATGTTGCGGAATCGTGAACAGGTTGAGTTTGAACCTGCCACAAAGAAAACCAAAGAACTCAGCCATCAAGTTCATGGCTATGACACCGGCTGCCGTGTGTACAATCCCATCTGGGACGTCAAGCACAAATTGCCATTGTTTACTACCAGCAACAAAAGCAAATCATGGTTTGCCGCAGGCTGGTACATGGTCAAACAGCATCGTGCCTGGAAGGCTGTGCAAAACCCCAAACTTATTGTACTTGAACGGTATAAGTACCAAGGACCCTTTCATTCTAAAGAAGAAGCAAATGACAAATCCGTTTCGTGATCAAGAAAAATTCATGCGAGCCTGCGACCAAAGTGTCAACGAGTTTAACACAGAGCAATTTGATCTTTACATGAAGCTAATAGAAGAAGAATGTAGAGAATTAGGTGATGCAGTGGGACAACACGATAAAGTAGAAACATTAGATGCGTTGATCGACATACTTGTTGTTACCATTGGTGCTGTTCACAGTATGGGCGCAGATGCCGAGGGTGCCTGGAAAGAAGTTATGAAAACTAACTTTGCCAAAATTGACAAAGAAACTGGTAAGGTGCGCAAGCGTGAAGATGGCAAAGTACTAAAGCCAGTGGGCTGGACTGCTCCTGAGCTTGAACAATTTTTAACAAAGGAATTAAAATGACAACATCTGTAATTTACAAATCAGCGTCTGATGTTAACACTGCTATGGCTGGTGTGTACAAACACATGGGATTGGCAGTGTTGACCAGTATGTTGATCAGCTACATAGTATCAACTAGCCCGGCATTGATGGCTGTGTTGTTTGGCACAGCACTGAAGTGGGTAGTTATTTTTGCACCCTTGGTGGCTGTGTTGGCCTTGAGTTTTTCTCTGCACAAAGTTTCTAAATCTGCAGCGCAGTTGATGTTGCATGGTTTTGCAGCCTTGATGGGTCTGAGCATGGCCACCATCTTTGCAGTGTACACATCAGTCAGCATCTTTACTGCGTTTATGGGCGCCGCAGTGTTGTTTGGCGTCATGAGCTTTTATGGATATTTTACCAAACGAGATTTGACCAGCATTGGTCAGTTCTTGTTTGTGGGGCTGATTGCTATTGTGATTGCCAGCGTGATCAACATCTTTGTTGGCAGCACAGTTGCACAGATGGTGATCAGTGCCATAGCAGTGATTGTGTTCTTGGGACTTACAGCCTATGACACACAAAATATTAGACAACAACTCAGTGAGTCCAACAGCAACAATGCAGAAGTTGCAGGTGCACTGAGTTTGTATCTAAACTTTATCAACTTGTTTATGAGTCTGTTGCAGTTGTTTGGCAACAAAAATGATTGACTTTGCTTCCAAAATGACCAAAGATCAAGCCCGTGCGTTGTTAAGACGTGCAGGCCTGCTCAACAAGATGCGTGTGATTGAAGGTGCAGAGCGCGAAAAAACCTTGACCATGCTAAGGCTCGTGCCGTTTGAATCCAGCAACAATCAGCATCTATGGACACAATCATGGAAAGTAGGCGACGTCACTTACGATCTGGTTTGTGGCAACGGTGTTGATGAGCTAATAGAAACTACCAAAGACCATGAAACTGATCAATGACGAGTACAACGACTGCTGGGTCTGGGTAGAAGATCACGACGAAAATCAGGAACTCAGCCCACATTTTGATTACGAAGAAGACGCTATTCTATGGCGTGATCGCTTGAAAGACATGTTGAAATGAGTACACAAGTCAATATTGAATTTGATGCTGATCCTAACTACAACAAAGTGATCACTGTGCATCGAGGTGAATTCACCATGGAACACTGGGTAGCAACTCTCAGTACCGAGGAACAACAAGAATGGCGCCGACAGCATGACATACACGAAGACGCTGTGCATGCCGCTGTAGCAGCAGGTGATGCAGAGGTGCATACTCCTGATCCCAAAAACGCCACAATCAAATGGCGAAATCAAGAAATTCACCTGTACTGGATGAACACTATTTCAGCTGAAGACAACGCCAGTTATCACAGCTTCTGGGCTAGATATCATGCCGCAATGGACGAAAGAAACACATGAGTTTACACATAAACCGATTTATTGATCTAATCAAAGCACAGGAAAGTCGTGGAGGACGCGACATCAACATGAGCCTCAAAGACGCCAAGGACCTGCATGCTGACATTACCAAACTGTTGCTGGTGCTGGAATCATTGAGAAGCCAGCATGATGCTCCACGAGATGAAGTTATCAAGGTAGAACTCACAGGCGGTACATTTTAAAACGGCGTAGTTTTTGACTAAATAAAACTAGGAGTTTAATGATGTCAAGACCAAAACCCAGTGTGCTGATTGAGCACACACACAAACAAACCTACAAGACCGAGCAAGTGCTGGCGTCGGAAGGAGTATGGGCGGTGTTCTACGATGCCAAACCCATCAATCTCAAAACCTCAAACATGCTGACGCAGTATCCAGGACCCAAGTACAAAAAGGTTAGCTTCAGCAATCCTGGACATGCTATTAACCTGGCTCGCAAACTCAACATACAGTTCAAGACTGACAAGTTCAGTGTGGTACTGTTGACTCATGGGGCGCAAGTGTACCCCAATGCTCAGTAAACAACAAATCACTCAAGCAGTATTGGAACTGATTACTGGCCACTTTTGTCCCACTCTGGATCAAGCACTGCAACAATGGTGGAAAGATCCCAGGGACACAACTGGTCTTAGACTCAGCGCCGAAGGCTTTTTTGTTTTTGGTCTAGCTGAAATTGTCAACTACCGGTTTGCAGTGCCACCTGGTATTCATGCCAAAGCTGCCACACTGTTGACTCTGGACCGGCGAATGACCTGTCCCTATTACCTAACACAGGGCAAGTCGCCTGAAATCTACATCTATGGCGATAGCGAAGCCACTATGTTTGCGTTATACGGAGATGTAGAAAAGTTCTTAAGGGCCATAGCCAGGTAGCAGTCGATCTGCTAGTGCTTGTGCCTGTATTACAAATTCACGCTCCATGCGATCAGGCAATCCCCATAACACATACTCACGCTGACGTTCAAGTCTGTCACGATATGGTTCAAGATTAATCTTGCCACAGATAACATCTTGATTTAAACGCAGAGCCATCTCTGCTCGAGACTCATTTGGCATGGTGTCGTAGCTGTTATCTACTAGGTCGTCAAACATATCAAACCCCATGCGACGACACTGATCCACAATACCTTGATGACCAATCACAATGGGTATTTGTTCTGCTGCCATGGCCAATAGTGTTTTTTCTGTAACAATACCTGTAGCTTCTGTGTATTGTGTTTCTGTAACAACATTAACAGCCGCTGATCCGTACACATATTTTAGTGCTAGAAAGTTAGGAAAATTATCGCAACCAAAGTATCTGCTGTAGTCCCACTCTGGCAAAGGTATCTCCTGTCCAAGACTCAGCCACCCATTGTGCCAATTTTTTAACATATAAGCAACTTGACATCTGTGAGGAGTAATTCTGCCATTCAAACATTGCCAGGCATGTGTACGTGGTTTGCCTAGAATATCTTTCCATTGGCCAAATCCTTGTGCCAGTGCATTACACATGTCATAGTTGTGATTGCTAAATTTGATCAAGTTCAAGGGACCTGTGTAGTACTGATCCATGTCACTGGTCCAGTATGTGACAAGAACTTGATTTGAGTTGGCACCATAAAACTGTTCAACTTTTTCTAGTTCTAACACACGACTACCACTCATTTTTACAAAATCAGGAAAGTGTACCACTGCCAATGTTTTAGGAGTGAACTCAATGTTGTCTAGCCACAAGTCCCAGCCATTCTCGGCATCAAACTCACCCTGGTAAGCATGGTACCGATTTGGAGTTATGTCAAACCCCATTGGGCCTAGTGTTTCATTAAAAAATTGTCCAAAATTCATAGCTGTCTATTTAACCTGTAAATACTGCATGAAACTAACAATTGAACAAGCACTGGGCAACCAGTGGGCAATGTTTTATCACCCACAATGGCTTGTGGAAGATCTACAGCCAGTTTGCACACTAGAACAAAGTGTGCGCACAGTAAATCAACAACTGCAAAGTGTGCGTGATCTAAGTCAATGGAAGTATGCGCATCAAGATGAAATAGCCAGACTGCTATGGGTTAACTGGATGTATCAACGACTAGGTGCTGAACCCATACGCAAGCCGGTGCTGGTACACAAACACAACAACAAACTGGTAGTAGATTGTGGTGACACTAGGCTAATGAGCTTGAATTTGTTGACGGACCCTGGTACAGTAAGTGTAGTGGTTGTTGTGCCAATTTCCCAAACTGGAGAGTACTCTGATTGGCGTCAAATACATACCAATCAAGATCTCATGCGAGCTACAGGATTTGGGTGCGGTGCTGATATTGCACTACGAGTCAACGATGCTGGCAGGATTGAATGGTTAGAAATTGGTGACCATACCACTGCACATCATTTGCATGATGTTGATCAACGTATTGCTATGATGCAACGCTATGTTGACACACAGGAAGATAAGTTTGAGTTTTCAGTAGACTGGGCTAGAAGCCATATCGATTGGGACATTTACGCCAGGTGAGGCAAATAGGCCTGCTTCCATTGCTCAAATTCTGCGTCCCAGTTGTTTTTGTAGAGCTTGAGTAGTTCTCGATTGTATGTGGCTGCTTTCAAACATCGGGTACGTATTTGATCTTGGTTTCCATTCATAAGCACTTTTGATACATCAGTGATACTTTTCCATACAAAAATGCCTATTCTGTTTTCTACAACTTTGAGTCTATCATAATGATTGTGATCAATCATGTCGCTCATGCAATCAAATCCAAGACTTTCTAAATACGCTACTCCATAACGTCCCATGTATGCGGTCCACGGTACAGGTAATGTGAGCAGTCTAAAGATTTTTTCACTAAGTGCTACTGTATTATCGCTACTGTAAGTTTCGCATTCAATAGTCAACCAACTGCGAGTGTATATTTCGTGATGCAATACATCATAATTTTTCAATGGCATCTGTGGTGCTAACAGTTTATAACTAGCTTGCCACGCTGCCTTGTCATCGTCTGATAATTCGTTGTTCCAGTACTTGTCAAACACAGCAGGCAAACGATCAGTGCCACCAAATGTGTCACCATCAAATTGATCTTGACAGTTGAAGTTTACATAACCTTTGTGTAGGTGCACACGTTTGGCCAGCTCTAACATGAGTTTGAGTCGTCGAGGGTCAATCCTGTTCACACTGAAACAAAACTGTCGATCTGGTTGCCATTCTGGCATGAGTTCATTGTGACTGTAGATTCCGTAAAAGCTAGGAGGCAACTGCCAAACTCGATATTGTGTTGGGCATCCAATATAGTTGTCGGTGATAACTGTGGTGTTGCGATCAAACATGTAAGGTACATCCACATGATAGTTGTCGGCACAATCACGTATGTCGTCAACTAGACACAGCACAACTTTTTTATCTCCACGATGCCAATTGCGCCGTTGCTGATCATTTTTTTGCCACCCAAGATTGGTCAGCGTAGTCTCAAAATAATCTAGAGTAGCTTGCTCTTGTGACAAGCACCCGCTGTTCCAAATGCCGCCACGATGGATAGGCTCTTGTGTGAAGGGATCAAAGTTCATGGAAATACTTATAAGTACCTACTAAATGACCAAACATTTTGTTAATATTATTAACAGGATTATTGGATAATCCCCAATAATATTATTGATAATCACACTATAATTGACTATAATCCACTATAATCCAGCGTGTATTCCGGCATGTTGTTTTTATGCAACACGGATTTTGGTTGACCAAAAATGCTCAATTTGCTATAATATACACATGAACACAAAAACAGTAACCCGTAAAAAGCGCACCGATCGTACTCACATCATTTACATGATTGAGTCGGGTTCAGACTTCTACATTGG